CTGTAGATGACAGGTGCAAACAGACCAAAGACTGACAGAGCAGCAATGACAAGCAGCGGAATGTAAACTTTAAAAGTTTGTGCCATTTTTAATTTGATCGCAACCTCTTATTGAATTTCGACAGTGAAACCGTTCTCTTCCCACTGCTCAAGTGTGAAGCACTTGGTCTTGTAGTAAGGAGTGATAATGCCAACATTTACTTTAGCGCAGTATTCACCTTGCTCATTGAGACGAGCAACATAAGAATCAGAAACAGCAAGAGCACCAGCAGAAGCAAAAAGGCAGACGAACGCAACTAGATTTTTCATTTGAAAAATTCTCCAAAAATATTTGTTTGTGGGGGATAGCGGTGTGTAGTGTTACTTTTCTACACGCTATTATGTATAAGAGTTGTCTTAGACTTTCATGAAATATTCATAAAAAAGTTTAGAATAATTTGTTATAAACTTATCAACGAGTCTTTTTAACGGCGAAATTGAAAGGTGTTTGAACGCACATTTCAAATCTTTCACCAGTAGTGAGAACACCGATCAGATTGTTCGAATCAATCTTCTCGATCTTTTTCATAGCATAGATTTTGCGATTATCAGAGCCATCATTCCAAATAACGACCTGATACTCTTCAAGAAAGAGAGTTTTGAAATAGTTCTTAATCGCTTTCATTCTCGACTCCGTAGGTTTGTTTTGATGCGCGTCTGGCTGCGTGATATTCACGGCAGACAGTTTCAAAGGTGTTCCATGCTTTCTGCATTCTAAGTTCATAGACTTCTGCAAGCCCATGGTATTTATTCATCAAAGCATCTGCAAGAACAGGATCCATCTCTTTCCACTTCGGATCATCTGTGAAGTAATCTGTAATCATTTTCACATCATCGATGATTTCCCAGCAGTTAAGAAATTCTTGCTCAAGGTCAAAAATTGCATTACTATGATTTATCTTCATTTTCAATACCTATGATTTTCTTGATCAGTTCAGGATTGTCTTGATCGCGAATTGTCTTTGTGGGTCCATGAATAAGTGTGTTTGTTGTAAGCCTGCTGAACTTACGCAGCACAACCTCGGGGTCTTTACCATTTCGAATGTCAGACAGCGCTTCGACCAAATGGTGATCAACTTTGCCCTGCACAGAAGAGTACAGGGCTTTTAGATCAGAGTCAATCGACTTTTTGTCCAACGGTTCTCCGAATAATGTCATTCGCATCAAACTCAGCCCAGTATAACTCAAAAGCAACACCGTCTTCAATACCTACGAATTGGTGCCACTTACCAGGTTCGACTTTATAGTAGTCGCCTGCACCTAAAAGCGTTTGATCGCAAAGAAGTCCCTTGCGATCTTCAGTAGGTTCGTTCTGCCATGTTCGAACAGCAAGAGTACCAGACTCGACAAAGAAACCATTCCACTTCGTTCTATGAAAATGTTCTGAGCAGCAGTGATTGGCTTTAAACTCAATACGGTGAAACTCAAACGAAGGGGTATGTTCAATTAGTTCAGTTGTACCCCAAACTTTACCTGCTTTCATAATTTATCTCTTTAATTTTTTTCAATTCTGCGATTTCTTCTCGTAGACTTCTCAGGCGATCAAGGTCTTGACCGTATGCGCCACCATCAGCGTACTGTATATATTTGCTGATTGAATCACAATCTTCTACGCGAGACCTAATCGCAGCGTCGATAGATTCAAGCGTTGCAATTTCTTCTTCAGTAATCATAACTCACTCTCCCTTTTCTCCTAGGCGGCTACTGCGAAAGTGTAGACAGTACGACCGTCATATAGGTTAATGTTTTCATTGTAAAGTTCTTCGTCTTCAGTGTCAATCTCAAGCACATGGGCGCTCTTGGCGCGCGGCGTAGCGGCGAATAACTTGATACCTTTCATCTTACCCAACTGAGCCCACAACTTGCGACCACCGCCGCTCTGAGCCGTTCCAGCCTGCAGAATGATACCCAGTTTGCGAAGCAAAAAGCGATAGAGCAGAGGAGCAATGCCATGCCCCTGGTATCGGTATGACACGCGCATCAGGTCAACATGATACGCACCCTTGCAGTATTCGGTAGAGAGCATCAAGTCAGCGATGACATTGCGCTTGCCGTCAGCCAACTCTTCATCACGATAGACACGGACACAAAGAAAATCGTCGCCAACATCGCCTTCTAAGTAGACAAGCATGCCTCGCAGTTTACCCACGAAGGTGCCGTCGGCAAAATCATTGCCAAGAGTGACGCGCTTGGGCATATCAATGCGATTCATTCTGCGCGCTCCATAGCGGCGTTGTAGACAGTCATGTTGGTCACTGCAAGACACTGCATCATGTTGCTGTTCAGACGAACGCAGGCGTTACCGTGATGGTGTAGACGGACCGTGTAGTAGTCAGCCTTGACAATCGGATCAGCAGTAGGCTCGTCACGAGCAATATGCTCAATTATGCCGGTGCAGATACCACCAGCCGAAACCCATCGGATTTCATCACCAACTTTACCGTAATTAGACAACATATCAAACACCTCATCAATTTACAGGTGTATGGTATCAAGGATGGCTAGGAATAGCAAGAACTAAATTCTTAAGGAATTCAAGCACTTAGCCGAGATTGACATAAGTGCTTGATTTTACTGCGATTATTTTTGATTGATTTTTTCAATCGTTATCGTTGGAATCATTGATAAGGAAAGCGTCGTCTTTAGGGATGAAGTTGATGAATCGATGATTGCTCATGGTCGGATCTGGATCCTGTCGCACCTTGTACTCATTACCTAAATCTTCAAGTATATCAATAACTTGACCGACTTTGTTAGCGTACCACTTGCGAGTATCAGCGCAACCTATAACCAGTGCTTTCATTCTGACTCCTTCTTACGAATCGTCCAAGAACCATCACTATTGTCAAGCCATTCTAGCACATCACCAGGGTGCCAGTCAAGTGCTTCCAACTCTTCTTCGGGCAGCACGATGAACTGCCCTTCAGAGTCTTCTTGAATATCAAGCAGGTAACTTTTTTCGGTAGGTATCGTTTGCATCGATAGTTGCCTTAAGGAAGTCTACATTCGCACCCCATAACTCACCAGCGGATAGAAGCGCTGCCATGTCTTTGGGGAAACAGTGCCCGCCGTAGCCGAACTGATCGTCAGGACCAGGTACTTGAGTGTGAGAGTGCCCGACGCGAGGGTCAAGACAGAGCCCGTCAATCACTACATCGAAGTCTTCACCACCACATGCTTTGAAGATTTCGAACGCTTGGTTGAAGAAGGTCACCTTGGTCGCAAGGAAGCAGTTCAGAAAGTATTTAGCAAAGGCAGCCTGCTCAGCAGTCATGAAGCGTACATCTTTCAACTTGGGTAGCACAACTTTGAAGATTTCGTGCCACCAGCGCATCGAACCACCTCCATACACAGCAAACTCAGAGTTCAGAAACTCTTCAGTCGGGCTCGCACCAGTCGTACCACGCAGATACTCAGGGCTGAAGGTAAGATCAAGATGATCATAGCGAGAGAAGAAAGTTGGCTCGGTAGTAGACTTGACCAGATACTTCACGCCGTTACCATACTTTTTGAAAACATCAATAATGTTTTGAGTATAGCAAGAGCCATCATCACTCATGGGAGTTGCTACACAGACCACAACAGCATCGACGATAGGAACCATGTCATTCGGAAAGACAACACCCTTGTAAGGGTCGTCTTCGTAGACAGTCACACTCGGATGATTTTTCAGTGCGGTACTTGCAGCAATGCCTACAGGACCAAGACCCGCAACAACAATGGTAGTCACTAGTTATTCTCCACGAAATCACGCAGAAATTGCGCAATCTTATCATCAAGAAAGACAGAAGCAGCCATCAGTTTCTGCATAACATAAAAGAACACTTCCCAGACCACCAAGGGTGCTAGTACAAGAGCGACTTTTAAACCGCGCTTATAGTTTGCATTTCTGACAGCATCGTACATTCTATCGTAAAGTTTTGAAATAAACATATCACTTGTCCAAACAGATTGAGGGTAACATATCGGCATCGATAATACCACCGATGCCTTGTATGTAGGCGGTCAGTTCTAGAGGAAATTCTAGAGACTGCTCGCACTCATCAGGTGGAACACTTGCACAGCCTGCTAGGCTAAAGGCGCACAAGAGCGTCAAGCATGTCTTCATAATGTGCAACCTTTTCAAGTTCGCTTTCAAAGGTTTCAATAAAGTCAGGATGTTCAGCAACCGCAACAGGATTGTTCAGCATCAATTCAAGATTCAGTTTATGCTTTCGAATCAGACCTTCCAGATGAAGTCTAACAGCGTCAGTAATTTGTGCTTTCATTCTTCTACAACCTCCGGATAACCAACATACCAGCGCTCAACCGTATCAAGACGGAACGAACGCCAACCTTTGACATCTACTGCCCACACAGCAAAGTGTTCAGCATCGTCATCAACATCAAGTGATAGAACCTCAGGTACCTGCCCTTCGCTCAACTTGTTATTGAGAGTGCAAGGCATACGGCGAAACTCACCAGTCTTGGCCTTACGAAACTCGACAGTCACAACGCCTGCGCGAGCAGCAGCGAGAAAGCCCTTCATACTCATTATAAATCATCCTCTTTCACAAAAATACCGTCGATCATTCGACCTTTCCGATCTTTGATATCATTATACGCTACTTCAAGACACTCTGTCAAACTTAGATTGTGTCTTTCTGCAATATTAATTAGGACCACGATAATGTCTCCAATGTCGTCACGGATGTCACGATTCTTGCAGACATTATCACTTAACTCACCAACCTCTTGGATCAACTTGCAGACTTGGTCTTTGTCAGTAGCACCATCGATCAGATTGCGATCATGATGCCACTGCTTGATACGCTCGACCCAAGTTATAATACATTCATTCTCAACAGCCATCACTCAATACCTAAGTAAGCCATGATTTTTTCGGGAGTCGTCTCGCCGTAGGGATCATCGGCGCAATCATTTTTACGCCCAGGCTCGACAAAGTATTTTTCGACGATGCCGTTGTCTACGACCATTGCATAGCGCCAAGAGCGCTTACCAAAGCCGAGATTGTCTTTATTGACAAGCATGCCCATGTCGTCAGTGAAGTAACCCGAACCATCAGGAATCACTTTGACATGCTTAAGGTTCTGAGCCTTCGCCCATGCGTTCATCACAAACGAGTCATTAACAGAAATGCAGTAAATCTCATCGATGCCTGCGTCATAGAACTTCTGTGCGTTCTCTTCGAAGCCAGGCAGTTGCATAGTAGAGCAAGTGGGCGTAAACGCACCAGGCAGCGAGAAGACAACCACGCGCTTGCCACTGAACAGATCGTCAGTGGTCACATCTTGCCAGCGATAAGGATTATCGCCACCGACAGACTCGTCGCGAACGCGAGTCTTAAAAGTTACAAACGGAACAGGTTCATGCGTACTCATTTAAACATCCTCTTGTTAAAATATGAAAACACAATATATTTTCTAAGACACGCTACAACAAAGAATACAGTGGTAAAGACGATAGTCATCACTTCTGCGCTTAGTTCGAACGGTAGAAAAATTTTCAACAGAACATAGTTTAACACAAGATTGATCGGTGTTGCAACTATTGTGTCGCTGACAGCAGTCTTTGCTATCTTCGCATTAAAAGCCATTATCCATGCAACCTGTCATGCTCGTACAACATGAGAAAGCCATAGTGAATGATCTTCAGAATATCTTTGCGATGCTCGCTAGGTTCACCTTTCTTGCCGTAGCGACCGTTATACTTATCGACATTGCCAGAGAAGAATCCGAGCCCATGCCCGCGATCAACAATCACTTCAGCAGACTGAAGCCCGCCTTGCCCGTAGTGACCACTGTAGGTAGAGTCGATATATTCTTGAAACTCTTTTAGCAACTCATCTTCACGAAATTTATAAGTAATCTTCAACTTTGAGTTTTCCTTGTTTGCCGTTTGCATAAACTATGATAATCTCCTCGGCTTCATTAATAATCATTTTCTTTGCTTTGAATATAGATAAGAGTGAAGACCATACTTCTATTAGACCATCACGATATCCTACATATCTGCCTACTCTATAAAATACAAATAAAAGCATCACAGATATCGCGGTATGAAGAAACGGGTCCATAAGACCTCCTAGAAGATTTTAATGCCTTTAAGTTTTTCACCCGAGGTAGACCTGTCGAAGACAGGTACATCATCGTCTACAAGGTCTTGTTCTGATTCATCTACATCATACAGTTTCATCTTTGATCTGTCAACCCCTACGACGAATCTTTTATCAGCATTGGGATCGTTATAGCGGTTCTTCAACTGCTTGACCATAATCTGTCCAAGACTGCTCAGTTCATCGTTTGAAATCAAAGCAAACATCAGATCAGCCGTTGCAGGAAGGCCGAAAGACTCCGAAGTGTCTTCAAGCCCAGGATCAGAATTGCCGTAACCCGACCGAGTTGTTTGTGTTGCTGACACAATGGGAACATCAAACTCTACAGCCAGCCCGCGAATCTCTTCTGCGATAGCCTTGATATAGGTGTAAGAGTTGATGGCGCCACCCATGGATTTCATTCGCGAGGATGCGCAGATATTCAGATAATCAATGAATATCAATTCAGGAACAAACTTCTTCTTCAACTTCAGTTCCATTAGCAACGCCCGAAAATGACCTGAGTGTGCTTGCCCAGTCGGGTACTCCTTAATGATCAACTTACCATTTGTGCGCTCAGCAATTCCACGCACCCGATCTTTGAACATGCTCTGAGACATGTTCTCAAGTTGATCGATCGGCACATTCAGCAGATTCGCGTCAATTCGTTCTGCAATACGCTCCTCTGCCATTTCCATCGTAATGTACAGAACATTACGACCCTGCGATAGGGCACTAGCCGCAACATGACACATGAACAGCGACTTACCGACGCCTGTACCAGCGAGCGCAATATTAAGGGTCTTATTTGGTAGCCCACCCTTTGTAATACGGTTGAAGTAATCAAGATCAAAGGGAATTCGCTCTTCTTGCTCATGGTAAAAAGCGTATCGCTCGTCAACATTTTCAAGGTAATCGTGTCCAATGTTGGTGTCGAATGATACGGCTAGTGCATTCTGCAGTATGTCAGGCAGTGCGTTCTTCGTAAGTTTCTCATGCTTACCATCAATGATCGAAATGGACTCCATGATTGCACGATAGACTGCACGATCCTGACACCACTTTTCTGTAGTATCTAATAGCCACTGCTCATTCTCTTCTTTTCTTTCAAAAATATTAGGGAGAATGTCAATGGCATGAGTATACATCTGATCCGTCAAACGGTCAGATTGGTCAATCTCAATCTTAAATGCTTCAAGGGTAGGCAGTTTGTTATACTTGCCTACGAACTTTGTTACTTCAGTAAAGATATGCTGATAAACACCTTCAAAATATTCTTTCTTAAGAAACGGAACGACCTTACGCATGTAAGGCTCGTTCGTCAATAGATTACGCAGAATGGTTTGTTCTAGATCAATCTTCACTTGTTTCCTCGGGATCGCCTAATACGAGAGAGCCAGATGCTGCTGCTTCTTCAAGCACACTTGCAAGAATATCAGCAGCACGGTTTTGCAGTTCAACAGATTCAGTAGTTAATTCATCGTCAGGAGTTGATACTATCACAAAATTAAATGTCAAGCAATCGTTTTTTCCATCAAATGCAATGTTACCAAATCGAATTACAGTCTCTGCAAAATCGCCCTCAAGAATACGCACATCCCAGGCTTGATCATTGTCAGCGGCGCTAGGTGGCGCTAGCGCATAGTCTTGCCCTTCGATCAATTTATTCATTATTCTTCCATCTCAAGTTCAAGTTCAATGCCAGTGTTGCCTGCACCAATTTTGTATTGCTTCTCAACAAACTCTTGAAACTTAGCATCAGCCAGAATGTCAGCCCAGAAGGCTTCGTTCAAAGTGTCTTTTTCTCTTACTTTATTTCCAACAATTTCTCCAGTTGTAGGATCAACGCGCTGATACCAACCAACGGAAGGCTTGCTAACAAAACCAGAAGCAAGCCCAATATCCAGTAGACCGCTAAAACGCGCAATGCCACCATCCCAAGAAACACTGATAGGAATCTTAGACTTCTCTTTAACAAATCTAGACTTCTCGACATTAATAATGAAATCATAACCAGTTACCTCAGTGCCAGTCTTGTTCTGGCGACGACCAAGAATCCAGATATTGTCCGCAGAGTAGTAAATACCAGTACCGCCACCGACGATATCTTTCGGAAACAAGCCGATCTCTTTGTAAGTGTGATTGATTGCGAGCATCGGAATGTTCTTCATGGTCAGATATGGAGTCGCCATACGGAACAGACCCTTGAGTGCTTTTGCTCGCGACATATCAGCCACAGACTTTTCGTCTAGCGCGTCTTCAAGTTCTTTCTTTGATGCAAGGTTACCAATAGAGTCGATAACGATGATTACCTTGTCTTCTTTCTCAAGTTGCTCTAGTTGGTTGATTAGATCAAACTTCAGTTCTTCGACATTCGTGATAGGAGTGTGCAGAACACGACTCAGGTCAATACCAAAAGTTTCAAAGTAAGACTGAGGAGAACCAAACTCAGAATCGTAGAACAGCATGACTGCTTCAGGATCAGACTTCAAAAACTGTGCAGCCATTTTCAGAGCAAACGAGGTCTTGAAGTGTTTCGAAGGACCTGCGAGTACAGTGAGACCAGATACTAGCCCGCCGCTGAGACTGCCGGACAGCGCGACATTCAGCATAGGCACATCCATAGGCGTTACTTCACGCTCATGGAAGAATTCAGATTCTGCAAGAACAGAAGTGAACTTGACTTTTGAATTCTTTTTCAGTTTGTTCATTACTGACATATAATTTAATCCTCAAGATTATTAAGATTAACACACTGATCTAGCAGAGGCAGTTTGTCCGACATGCCTGCTAGCATACGAACATCAGAGTTTAGATATTCGCCAGAATAAGCCCGTGCTTGTTTATAACTTACCTCTTCGTCTACACGCGCACGGATGAATGTAGGAATCATCACAGTCTTGTCATTCAAGATTGGCGACTTCTCCATCATGCGCCGAACAATGGCAGGATTTGCGCTCTTCACATCCATGATTGTGTCATATAGTTGATTGAAGAAAGTTTGTTTAACTGCTTTATAACCAGCAAGACCAAGTTTAGCATACGCAACTTCAAATACAGTACCGACTTGTGTTTCTGCCGCAGAGAAATGAGTGGCGTGTCGAATCAGTTTCATAAAAGCAGGAATTGCTTTATCGCCACCACCAATTATAGCAAAGTCTGCAGACAAAATGCTACCAAGTTCTTGCGAATCATTCATTTCAGGCATGTAGATTACTTTTGCATTGAAAACATCTTGACCGAGCAGCATAATCATTCGCTCAATCGTTTCAATGTTTAGAGTGCAGCGAATACACAGCCCTGCATTGATTTGCTTGACAAGTTTGCTGACTGCATTTAGAAACGCTGCGTCATCAAGTGTGTCGTTTTTAAGAACGGGAATATCTGCGCAGAGAACTGCTAGAGTAGGTCCCCAGGCAATTAATTCATCTACATCATCGTATCTAGCGACGCTATTTCTTTCAGTTGACTTAGTATTAAAAGCCACATCTGTAGCGCGAGCAAGAAGATTGTCACCAATAATACCAACGCGCAGTTTTTCGGGTGCGGGCTTTTTGGGTTGTTCAGGAGAAACGCTTTCTTCTTCAAATTCGTTTAGATTTTCTTCTGCCATTTTATACTCCTAGGTGTTTCGGTATGCATATTCGACAGCACGATCTGCTTCTTTTTCTAGTGGTCGACTAGTATACCAGTTTCCATTATCAATGTCAAATTTTCTGCAGAGTTCTGCGATTTGTTTTGCGGTGATAGGATAACCAGACTTGATTGCATTGCCTGCAGTTGCAACCATTATCTGATACATCTTATGATACCATCCAGTACTTGATATAGTTTGATACTGAACGGCTAGCATTCTTGGCCAGAATGGGCAGTCACGATAGTCTGTCCAAGAAATATGAGTTTTATCTAGCGCCTGCTTACGATGCTCTACTACAGCCGCTTGCAGTTCGGGTGGTAGTCTATCAAGAAAGTTATTACCTTCGCGTTCTTTATAAGGATGCTTGGCTTTTAGATAGTCAGGATCAATAGGCTCGCCAACATTAGAAAAGATAAAATTGTGAGCATCAATGTACGCCGCAGGGACATAATACATTCGTGATAAATCTTTAGTTTGTCGATCTCCGATTTCTCCAAGTTCTGCATTGAGGGCATGCCAGAAGTGTCGTATTTCTTCTCTTTCAACTCGGCGTGTAAGTTCGAAGACAATTCGAAACTTTGGTAGATCGACTGTACTGCTTGCTGTAGAATAACAAACATAAGACCAGCGAAAAAGCCTACTAACAAGTATTGACTCAAGATCATAACCTCCAGTATCGAAATCATCAACATCGACCGCTGCCCACTTGCCCCAATAATC